GTAAGAAGTGAACATGCTGCACTCAATAGCTTGCTCCAAGGGGCTGGTGCTATTGTGATGAAGAAAGCCCTTGTAATTCTAAACACTAAGATTCGAACAAATAAGTGGCCTGTAAAGATGGTTGCTAATGTTCATGATGAATGGCAGATGGAAACACAAGAAAAGTATGCTACAATAGTAGGTAAGGCAGGAGTTGATAGCATTCGTGAAGCTGGAGAATACTTCAAGCTTCGTTGTCCTCTAGATGGAGAATTTAAGTATGGCAAAAACTGGAAAGACACTCACTAGCAGTGTGCTGCTCAATGTGTATGATGACGATACATTTGAGATTAAGATGAGTAAAGACTTAGAAGTATCTAAAGTTTATTCTCTTCTATGCTCAGCTTGTGATACAATAGAGAATCTGATTGACGCAACTTCAGAGCAAGAGCTTATTGCTTTTGCTTCGAGGTTGAAACATTAATGAATGGACGACTGATGAAATTGGTAAACATAGAAGATTTAAAATCTTCCGCTGAGAAGCTTCAGAGTTCGAGTCTCTGGTCGTCCACCAATGACCGCTTGGAAAGACAAGCATAACCTATACAAGGAAACTTAAAAATGACAGACTCAATTAAACCCGTTCGTATCACTGGTGAACTCTTCTGGACAAAATGGATGGGAGAATTTAATAAAGCCTTTAACGAAGACAATACAAAGTATGAATGTACCATTGGTAACTTGTCAGACCCTGCTTGTGAGGCTCTGAAGAAGCTTGGTGTGAAGATTAAGAATAAGGAAGGTCAAGGTAACTTCATTGTTGCTAAGAGCAACTACTCCTTTGACCCGGTTGATGAAGATGGTATCCCTATTGAGCAGAAGCTGCTTGGTTCAGGAACTAAGGTGGTAGCTCTGGTTGGAAGCTACACCCATAAGTTGTCTCAGAAGCATGGTAATGCGCCTTCAATTAAGAAGCTAATCATTACAGAGCTTAAAACATATAAACCTGTGGTAGATATGCCTGAAGACGAAGACGAATACATTCTGTAATATGTTGCCACTGAAACCAACAGTGGCGCTCATTGATGCCGACTTCTTAGTTTATAAAATTGGTTTCTCTACTGAAGATGAAGAGGAACACATTGCTAAGAACCGGCTCACTGAATGGTTTACTGACATTGTGTATTTAAAGCTGAAGTGTGAAGACTACAAAGCATTCATTACGGGTAAAACAAACTTCAGGTTTGGAGTTGCCATTACATTACCCTACAAAGGTAACCGTAAAGATGCTGTAAAGCCTAAGCACTATGAAGCCCTGCGTAAGCACCTACAGCGCCTAGAAGCTGAAGTTACAGAGAATGAAGAAGCAGATGATGCTGTTGGTATTTATAGTACCCAATACAAATGCTTCATTGTCCATGTAGACAAAGACCTAGACCAGCTTCCGGGGTGGCATTACAACCCTGTTAAAGATGAGGAGTATTATGTTACAGAAGAACAAGGTTTACGGAGTTTCTATATTCAGCTTCTTATGGGTGACCGTGTTGACAACATTGTAGGCTTGAAGGGCATTGGCCCTAAGAAGGCTGAGAAGATTCTCTCTAAAGCAGAAACAGAGGAAGAGATGTATAAAGCTGTTGTAGAGGCTTATGAGAAGGCTGGAGAGGCTCCAGAGCGTGTTCTAGAGAATGGGCAGCTTCTATGGCTTCGACGTACTCCTGATGAGCTATGGGAAGTTCCTCGATGAGGGAAAATTACAACAGTGGGCAATGGACACAAGGCCGCTTCAAAGGCTTCATTACTTCTGCTTTAAGAACAGCAACCCAGAGATGGCCTCCGAAGTTTGAGGCATTGAAGGCGGCTCTCTTAGGGCGGAAAGTTAATGAAAAGACAGGAAAACTTGCACAACACTTTGAGTGCGCTAAATGCAAACAAGCATTTGTGTCTAAAGATGTACAAGTTGACCATAAGAAGCCAGTGGTAGACCCTAAGAAGGGTTTTGAGAATTGGGAAACATACATAGACCGTTTGTTCTGTGAAACTTCTAATTTACAAGTTCTATGCAAGCCTTGTCATAAAGTTAAAACAGCTAAAGAGAAACTTCAAAGGAAGAAAACAGAATGAATGTAATTGTAGAATGGAGCACACCAAATGCTGAAGAGCTAGTGGCTAAGATGGCTCGTGTAAGTAACCCAGCGAATGAGAACAACAAAGAGAGTGCCCCGAAGCTGCTTAAATATCTAATTGATAATAAGCACTGGAGTCCCTTTGAAATGGTGAATGTCTGTATGCAAATAGAAACTACTCGTGATATTGCACGGCAGATTCTACGGCATAGGAGCTTTAGCTTTCAAGAATTCTCTCAGCGATATGCAGAAGCTTATGAGTGGGAGCGTTGTGAGGTGCGTATGCAGGATGTAAAGAACCGACAGAGTAGCATGGCTTCAGATGATAAGGAGCTTGCTCGTTGGTGGAGCGATGAACAAACCGCTCTCCTACACTCAGCTACGAAGCTGTACAAGAATGCACTGAACGCTGGAATTGCTAAGGAAGTTGCTCGTAAGGTGCTTCCTGAAGGCATGACAACGAGTAGAATGTATATGAATGGAACCCTGCGAAGCTGGCTGCATTATGTTACAATTAGATGTGACAAAGCAACGCAGAAAGAGCACCGTGAAGTTGCTGAGGCTTGTAAAGCCGAGCTTATTAAATTATTTCCTTCTTTGAAAGAGGCCTTAAATGCAGAATGAACAAAACGATATTGATGACATTCTTAATGAGTTTGATTTCCATAAAGTACAGAAAGCTATGGCGGCTTTGAACTGGACGTGGTGGGACTCTGAAGACATTCCAACTATTAAAGAGTTGCGTAAAACAGCATCTGATTTATTGGAATATGCAAAGAACTCTAATTCAGAGATACCAGATTACATGACAGGTACAGGTGGCTTTGAAGTGACACGTAACATCTATCCGGGTGTTGCTAAGCGTTACTATTCTTTGAAGTTTGTTGTGGTTGGAGAGAATAACCATGACTGACATAGACCGTTATCAAGCAAAAGCAAAAGGCTTCTGTTTTCCTACAGCATACAACCTAGACTACTTGTGTCTTGGACTAGCTGCAGAGGCAGGAGAGGTGGCTGGAAAGCTTGCTAAACACAAGCGTGACCAAACAGGCCTACCAAAGCTTGAGAAAGACATGGCTGCTGAGCTAGGAGATGTGCTCTGGTTCGTGGCTGTAACAGCAAGCTTCTGTGGCTACACCTTAGAAGACATTGCTAATCAAAACATTGATAAACTAGCTTCCCGTAAACAACGTAATGCCATTCAAGGCTCAGGAGACACACGATGACCCAATATACTTTGCACAGTGTAACAGATGAAGGTAAAACCATTGAATTTACCTTTGGAGGAGATGCCTATATTGCATGGCCTCAAGTGCTTACTGAATTTATGCTGTTCCTTACGGCTAACGAGTTTATAGCAATTGAGGATAACATTGCAATTAAAGATGAGGCCTTCAGTGTTTACCCTTGGACAGGCCGTGTATTTTATGAAGAAGAAGAAAAAGAAGCAGCAGAGTATGGCTGGATTGACTCTGAAGAAGAAGAACAGGCCCCGTGGTAATGAAGATTCTTGTAATTCCAGACTGCCAAGTTAAAGAAGGTGTGCCTCTGGAGCATCTTACGTGGGCAGGGCAGGCAATTTGTGAATATCGTCCTGATGTTGTAGTAAACATTGGTGACTTTGCAGATATGCCTTCCTTGTCTACGCATGATGTTAAGGGAAGCAAATACTTCGAAGGCCTGCGGTATAAGAAGGACGTGGTGGTGGTTAAGGAGGCTATGAAGAAGCTTCTAGCCCCTCTACGAGAGCTTCAGAAGACTCAGAAGGCTTCGAAGCACAAGGTGTACAAGCCCCGTATGGTGCTCACCCTTGGCAACCATGAGAACCGGATAGTTAGGGCTGTTAATAATAGTCCTCAGCTTGAAGGCCTTATTCAGGTAGAGGATTTAGAGTATGCTAAAGATTGGGAAGTTCATGAGTTTCTTAAACCTGTTTTTATCGCTGGTGTGGGCTTTAGTCATTATTGGCCCGTTGGTGCTATGGGCCGTCCTGCTGCAAGTCCTGCTGCTATTATATCTAAGCTACACATGTCTTGTGTCGCTGGTCACCAACAGGGAAAACAACTAGCATATGGTAAACGTGCTGATGGAAAACCTATCTGTGCTATCATTGCCGGGAGTTACTATATGCACGACGAAGACTATATGGACTCTCTTAGCAATAGGCACTGGCGTGGTTTGGTTGTTTTAAACGATGTAAAGGATGGACACTTTGATGAAATGATGTTGTCTATTGAATATTTGGAGCGTAAATATGGAAGCAATAGCTAAACATTGTGGGACTTGCTTCTACAAAGAACTGAGCACTTCAACGGCTTGTACTAATTGTATGTTCTTCAATAAGTGGGTTCCTCGTAACTTATACATTGAGGAACCTAAAGAGAATGAGGTAATTAAAAATATGACAGAACAGCTTAAAACAGGAATTAAGTTTGATAGTGAGAAGCCCCGCTGGAGCCTTCTACCCTTTGAATCCCTCTTTGAAGTAGTGGAAGTTCTTACATTAGGGGCTAAGAAGTATGCTCCTGACAATTGGAAGTATGTGCCTAATGCAGAAAGGCGTTATGTTGACGCTGCTCTGCGTCACTTTACATCTTGGATTGCTGGGGAGAAGAAAGACCCAGAGACAGGAAAGAGCCACCTAGCCCATGTTATGTGCTGCTTGCTGTTCCTGATTTGGTTTGAAAAGAAGAAATGATGTATCAAAAGATAATTAAAAGCAGCTACTACGGAGTAGGCGAACGGATTCAAACCATTGCCTCCTTCCTAGCTGCTGTAGCATTTGTAAATAAAATTAAAACTTGGCCTGCTTTAAAGAAAGACCCTGAATGACCCCATACCAAACATATATTGCCAAAAGCCGTTACGCTCGCTTCATTGACTCCGAAGGACGCCGGGAACACTGGAGTGAAACAGTGGCTCGTTATGTAGACTTTATGGA